TGCTATCAGTTAAGTTGCTCCAATCAAAATCATCTAGTAATTTTCTGTAAAGTTTGATCCAAATAACATTTCTATCTGACCTCAATGGTGGCTGAAATTCTTGCCAATTTTTTATCTTGTACATTACATCTCCTTTGTTTTTGTTTTAAACCACTTCTGCCTTACAAGTCATTACAACTTTTCTTTTTCTTGGTCGCTTATAAGTTCCTAGCTTTGCCTGTAATACTATAGTTCTAACCTTTGGTAACTCTTTATCAGGATTCTTTTTGTACTGATATACCATTTGGTGTGTGCACTCTAGTGCTTCTGCTAATGCCTTTGCATCACCATCTAATAATTTAATTGCTTCGTTGTAAGTCATTTGTTTTCCTTTTGTGAGGTAAACATAATTTAACTCCCTTGTTAATTAATAAATAAAAAATATACATCCAACATATTATAGATACAGCTCCCATCATAATGAGAGCTAGACCTAGCACTATACTAAAAAGGGATGTCATCTTTTAACTCTTCAAAACTGTTAGCCTGTTTAGGACTAGAGTTTTGCTTTGACTCACCCTGAAAAAATACTTTAGAGTTGCCAAGTATTACTCCACGAGTTCCTGCTTCTCGTTCTTCTTTTGATACAGACTGTGTAAGCATTCCGTTATTACCAAATTTATCTTGGTTATCTGTATCAACAAAAGCAGTCACATCTAAATAAGTACCTTCTGTTCCTTTATATAATTTAGATTTATCAATTTTTGCTACATTAATTTTTAAATTTACTCCTATTACTGCCATGTTATTTTCTCCTAGTTAAATAAATATAATCTGTCTTGCTGTTAAAGTTGTAAATCTCCTCTATAGTTGCTAAATATATTGGTGCGTTAAGTTTATGTTGCAGCATATGCGAACAATACTTTAATTTTTTAATAAATGTTGCATGGTTATAATCTGCATTTTGAAATAAAATTAACATAGCTTTGTTAAAAGCTCTACGATTCCATCCATTGTAATATGGTTTTATCTGCAACATCTTTTCAGCATTTTTCTTTGCTAGTGTTACGCTTTTAATTTTAAAGTTACCATGTTTAAAATCGTTTTTTTCTGCACGATCTATACTCGGTTTATTTAAAAGTAAACCCATCGTTGTTTGTAATGAAAATTTATATTCTTTTATAAAATGTTTAAGAATTAAATAATCATCAAAATCCCTTTCACAAAACATATTTAAATAATCTTCGCCTTTCCAATCTTTTGTGTTTGTGTTTAATCTTTGAACATCACCAATTCCACCATCAATAATTAAGTAATGAATAGGCAAGTTTAATTGTTCTGCTGCCGCAAATCTGTGTTGCCCATCAATAATTTCCATATCTTTATTAACCAAAATAGGTTGCGGTAGATACTTTTCTTTCATAGATTTTACTAAATTTTTTACATGAGAATTATTAAGTATCCTATTACCTCTCATTCTTTTAAATATTGCATAGTCATAGGTTATTAATATTTTACCCCCCTTACTTTTCGGTATACTGCGTAACATACTGCTACTAATTGTTTGATTTAAAAAATTCATACATTACTCCTTTAGTTAAAATTAAATACTGGTTTCCTCTTATAACGAGGTGGTTCTTTATCGTCTGCTACATAAGACAAAAACTCTTTGGCCTTTGGTATGTACCAGTCAATAAATTCTTGATCATATTGCACCAACTCCGTATGTAATTCCTCTGGAGTCCATACAACAAAGTGTGCTGCAACTGCATTACTACATAACATCTGTATCTGCATTTGTACCCAATACCTGTCAGGGATAGTCGGATAAATTTTTTGAGTGTAAGGGCATTTAATTTCAACAGGTATGCCATTTAAAATCGCATCGGCTGATGCCCCAATAGGTAAGTCTGGATGCACTAATAACTTGTTTCCATTCTCACAAATGTCATTCATATGCCTTTCAAAAGCTCTCAATGCAGTTTCTTCGTTCGCCAATCCGTATGCAGTCATAATATTTCCAGAGAAAGGTTTTTCCCTAAATGTCTTTTCTCTCCATAACTTTTGCCTTTCATAAACTGCACCCCATGCTTGAGATGCAGTTATGATGTTATGCCTACGATTATCTTTAAGATGTTCGTTTGAGCTCATTAGCAAAGTCCCTTAATTCAGATTGTAAAATATCTGACAACTCAAAATATGCTTGTTTTAAAGCACCCATTTCATGTGCCTCCTGTAAATCTCTTTTGGCATCAACTAACTCTTGCTTTGAAGATGGTTTATTAACTTCTGTGTTGTCTTTAGAATCTGCATCTTTGGTGTCATCCAAAAGCAATAAATTTCCAAGTGCATATTTTTTTGCGTATGAGCTGCTGCTGCCAAATGATTGAGCTATATCCATACCCTTACGAGTTGGATTAATACCTGCCTGTGCTTTGACACTAATAGCATTTTCACCTATCTGAAATACTGCGGTGGCTTCTACATACATATAATCGCCAACCTCTTTAACTTCATCAGTAAGCAATAGCAGTGCATTGTGTTTAGCCAGTAAAGGTTTTACTGCCTCTAATATATCTTCTGCACTTCGGTAATTATAATTGCCAAATTTATTTAACTGTCCTTTTGGTGCTTTAAGCTCTTGCTGAATTTCCATTAATTCTTTCATTTAAATCTCCTTTGTTAATCCCAGAAGTTGCCTTCTGCTAAATAGTAATCTGCTTTGCCATCATCAAACCATGCAAAGTTCCAAATCTTACCTTTATATAATTTGCGAACCTTGTTGTTCATGGCAGTCATGTAACAAGGGTCAGGGTTTTTGTAGCCAGACTTTTTATAATGTCCATAGTCATTATATTTTTCTGCTACTCGCTTGGTAATTTTATGTATCTTTTTACCAATTCTAAATAATCCAAAGTCTTTGTTTTTGTATTTTGCCATTTAAATCTCCTTTGTTTTAGATGCCATGACTAATTCTTGGTAGGCATCTGGGTTTAGTTGTTTAATCATACCTAGAACAGAGTTTGCTCCAGAGTCCAGAATAATATCTGCAAAATTACTAATTGCAAAATGTTGGTTAGCTTCTTCCATTATTTTTTGTTCCATTTTATTATCTCCTTTGTTATTAATATCTTTCATCCCAAACACCAGTTTCTTTGTCGTAGATCCAGTTGTCAGGATTATCTTCGTACTCTTTTGCTTCTTCTTCAGCATCTCGTCTTTCTTGTGCTGCATTAATTGCATCGTCTGCAATTCCGTTCCAATCAATTCTGCCTAGATATTCAGCAATTTGATATGAATTAAGTTGATCTTCAACACTTTCCAGCCACATATCTTTTAGTGCATCTACTGGTGAGTATTGTGCGTTTTCAATATCTGTTTGGTAAGTATAGTCATCTGCTATTTCAGCTACGATGTCTAGGCCTATTAAGTTAGCGATTGCTTTGTTGTCTGTTAGTATCATTTTGTTTCTCCTTTGTTGTTTATAACTCTATATTACAGGATTGCAAACAGTTTGCATAGCAATTTGCACAAATAATTTAATTAATTTATACTTCTGGTTATAGTGTTATTTCACACTTACAAAGGAGTTGTTATGAGAGTTATTTTATTGATGTTGTTAAGCGGTAGCTTGAGTGCTGAAAGTGTTTGGACTGATGATGGATCATTAGTTATTATAGATGCACCAAATTCTATTGTGTATGTAGATGATGAGGGTTCAGTTAATTACGCAGCAGAAGTAGATAGTGATGAACCTACATTTATTTATGGAACTGATAAATTAACAGTTTGTCAGCCTACTGCAAATGGTAGTATTTGTTACTAATAATAATGAGGAATTAAAAATGGAAGATAATATAAATCCTGACCATTATAAAAAAGGTGGTATTGAGACTATAGAATACCAACAAGCCAAAATGAGTAAGGCAGAGTTTTATGGGTATCTGAAAGGTAATGCTCTTAAGTATGTTAGCAGGGAAGGATTGAAGTCAGAGAAATTGACTGACAAGATAGATGACTGCAAAAAAGCAATATGGTATCTTGAGCAAATGGTTAAAGCTCATCAGACAGAATTAAAAATTCTAGAGGTTAAGTCCAAAGCAGATAATTGGATAGACGATCCATTACTTGATGAAGATTAATTTAAACAAACCACATCCATGCCATGTATGTAAAAAAGAAGGAAAATTTTTTTATAAAAAATGGTGGTGTGGGCATGACAAATATTTAAAAGGAGTTTGTAATGACAAAGGGAAAAGAGACACTAAAGAAAAATAAGGAAGAGTGGAAAGAACATAGATTTGTATGGGAGGGGTATACATATTTTATAATGAGCAAGGGAAATGAGTTTCATATTGTTCATGAGCCAACAGGTAAAATTGTAACAAAGGGGAATTTATGAAATACGAAATATTAAGAAATCAATCTAATTTGCATTGGTATGATTTAGCTGATGGTTCTAAACTTCAGCGTTATCAATTAGCCGATAAAGTTTATGAGTTGTTTGAAAATGGAAAAGAATTAATAATTCCAGAAGTAGCTAAAACAATTGGTATTGAAGAAGTAATTGCTGCTCATATTATTCGGAGTTTAGTTATCAAAGATTTGTTAGCTAGAAAGAATAAACAAAAACGAAGGCACAGAATTTATTTTCAAAAACACAAATGTGCTTTGGCTAATATGCTTTATCCAAAAACAATAGTAGATAAATTTGAAATAAAAAATAGAAAATCTTACAAGATAGATGAGGGTAAAAATATATCTTACCCACTATCCACACCTCATATGTATGGTACTGTTAATACTATATATGAAGGTGGTGAGTGAGGATTAATCGTCTTATGATTATACTAGACGATTGGTCTAGGTGGATGAAATCAGATAATCATGGACTAGGTTACCCAAGCAGTACCAGTTATTTTTCTACTGGTGGTGAGTCTACATCGGAAGTGTTTGAGGATATGGTATCTAAAACTGATATGAATAATGTTAAGATTGTTGATGCTGTTATTGATGGTCTTTCTGATACTCAAAAAGCAGCAATTTATTATCGGTTTCTTGGAGGGAATAAACCTGTGTTTTATGAGAGACAGCTTGATTTAGCTATGGATAATTTACTAACTATTACCGGGAAAAGAATATATGCCTAATTATTGGTAGCTCTTATAACACTATTTTTAAGTTTAGCATCTGGAAATACTTTTTTCACTAAATCTAAATAGTCGGCAGCTTTTTTATCTTGTTGATAACTGTCTTTAGATGTAACTCTACCAACTCCGTCTTTTTTGCCTTCAAACACACTTATATATACCTTACCATCTTTTTTAACTGCATCTTTAGCTTGGTTTAATACTTTAAGCTGATTGGCTTCACCATCTATAACATTTAATACATTGTTAATTGTAGCTGTATCAGCATTGCCACCAGAAACTGCATCAACAACATTAGCGTTATGAGCTTTGGTTCTGTTAAATGGATCATAGACTAAATTTGTAGCATCAGATTTTTGTAACAACTCATCAGCGTTGTCAAATTTACCACCACCTATATCAATATTGACACTACCCTTTTTAAACGCTTTTTCTTTAGTTAGCTGTGTAAATGCTGCCGCAGTTTTAGTTTTATTAACAGATGTATTTGCTGATGTAATTGCTTGTATAGGTTCATCCCATACAGAGCTAGTATTTTTCTGTAATAACCCACCTGATTTTGTAGGGTTGTTTGTAGTTGGATTTGAGAATGTATCTAATAAACCTTGCTGTCTTAATTTTTCTTGTTTAACTCTTTGTTCAAATTTTGGCATAACACTATCTAGCCATTTTTGATCAAACTTTTGTGTTGGAAAAGCTAATTCTGCTGAACGATTATCTGCACTAACAGGTTTACCTAACAATCTTCTTTCTGCAATAAAGTCAGGAAACAATTCAGCGTGTGGCATTTGCACTTGTAATTCACCAACTTGAGTTCCACCTATATGGGTATTGTAAGTCGGATGTGGTACATTTGGATTTGTAATAATCATATTGTCAGGATCTATTTTTCCAACTCTATATCCAGAATACATATTAGGTGTGTTTATTAAAGGTGGATCTGTAATTGCTTTTTTAATTGGAGCTATTTCAGGGAACCCCATATTTCTAAATTTAGCTTGACTGCCTATTTCATTAAATTGAGTTCGTAATGCTCCTGCCCCTCTTAAATATAATTGTTCTCTTGCTTCAGGATGATTTATACCTAACCATTCAGGTCTAATTTTTCTTAATGAATCATCAAACTCTTTAATTGTTTTTTTAGGTAAATTGAAAGTTCTTATTTCTTGTAAAAATCCATCTGTTAACATTGTATTAAATCTTAAAGAATCATGAGCTGAAGTAGTATAAATTGTTGCAGGATTGTACCCTTCGTCTAATAACCCTCTTGCTTGGTTACCTATTGTAGAAACTCTGCCTTTTTCTGATGCCCATATGTCATCGTTTATATCAGCAAATCTACCACCACCATGTAAAGGTACACCTTCTTTTAAAGGCACCCCATCTATTTCAGTTAATAAACCAACATTTGTTCTATCGCCTTTTGTAGTTATACCTGCTAATTTTTGATTATATAAATCTTCAGGTGTAATTATTTTTGGTGTTTTTGTATTTTTAAACGGAACAATAATAGATGACATATCATCAATAGGTCTTAATTTTGTAGTGTCTACAGTTATTGATTTTCCACTTGCTAAACTTGGAGTTGTTAAAGGATGTATAAATCCTTGATTAACTGCATCCGTTCTTGTCATTTTGTTTTTTACATTAGATACTACTTCTTTACCTTTTTTAATTACAGGACCTGTAACTTTCTTTGCAATTCTGCCTATAGGTAAGGTTTCTAAACCAAGCAAACCAAAACCTGTAGCAACATCACCATAATTTCCTTGTGCTAATCCTCGCCCAGTATCTCTAGCTATATTTTCAGATACTCCTGAAAAACCAGTTAAATCCATAAGACCAAAATGATTTCTTCTACCAATTAAACCATCTGCTAATGAAGAATTTTTTAATCCTAAAGCCTTACCAAAACTATCTACTGTGTTGTATGCTGACTGTTGAAAGGTAGGTTTTGCTTGTTCAAAAGAATGATCTAAATAGGATTTTCTATTTAATGCTCTTTCCAGTTCAGACTGCATAGCAATTCTTTCTATTTCATCTAATCTCATTTTTTATTCCAAATAAATGTTAGCCAATATTTCAATTTATTTACCCTTTCTTGTTGTTGTGGTTTATCTATTTTTTTTAAAAACGTCTGTCTAAATGCTAAAGTTTTTTTAGATAAATTTAATGCTTCACAATAGACCATATAGTCTTTGCTGCAATTGTGTGTTTCTGTGCCATCTGGAAGTGTCATAGGCTTCGTGGTGCGGTTTTTATTTGTTTTTGATACAAAGAGGTCTTGGCTAATCATCAAGCTCTTGTACGTTCATATATATACTATCTATAATCATCTCAACTGAACTGCCATCAGATAAATGTAATATTATTTCTGACTCACCTTGCACAACATCAACTGCATCTATGGTTTTGTCTGCCATGTGTAAAGCTATAAGTTGTACATCCATTTCTACTTTCCTTAAATGGGCACAACGGAGTCTGATTGTATTTTTTCTATGGGTTTTTTTCCTTTTGACCATTTCCCACAATCCTGACATTGAAATCTTTGGTACTTGTTTGTTAGAGATACTTGAGATCCTCTTTTTTGTAAGTTGTAACCCCCACAATTTGGGCAACACATTTCTTTAGTTTCTAGGTTATGGTTTGGATGTACACTAATCCAACCATGAAGTTTGTAATAAACTTCTTCTGTAATTTTAACATCGTTAATGTTGTATTTCTTCATTAACTTCCATGCTTTGGGATTCTTTGCCATACAATCAATCCATAGTGGCATCCCCTCATGGCTAACCTTTTTCCCTACATTTAACAAATTAGCAACATAATCTAGTTTATTACTTGCAAATCTAAATTTGTTTCTAGTCGTTGTAAGAAGATCAATATCTTTGTAAGGACTTGGTGGCGGTAGTTTATGTATTAAAAACTCTTTATTAAGGGTTGGCATATCAAATCTTTTGCCGTTGTAAGTAATGACAGCATCAGCTTCATTAATTAAGTCATGTACTTCTTTAATCATTTTTGCTGCAGTTGTGTCATACACGCTAGAAAAAAATATTTTCTTTTTATCTAACCATTTTGCTGCCCAACACAATACTGTTGATGATTCTATAAGTTGATTTAAACTAATGTTTTGTTGAAATAACCCCCAATGAAATCCTTTGTGTGGCGATGTCTCTATATCCAAAACTAATATTTTCATATAATGTATATTACCAATAAGTAACTTGTTAATAATAACAAACAAATGCCAAGCATAGTTAGTAATGCTTTTAAAAGTATTTTGTGTTTAAAAAGCATTATTGCGAGTAAATCATTGTTCCTTTCTTATTAATAATTAACGCTTTTTTCCTAGCACTTTCTCCATCCGCTGGAAAAGCCAAATGACACCAGCTATGATGTTCCAAAATAATCTGGTCATACTGAAAATCAGACCCAAAAATAGCATCCACAATGTCATGAGGGTCACCATACTTCGGGCAAGTAAAATCGACAGCCAGTCCTCTAATGTGTGCCGAAGTTGGCTTACTGCCGAGTAATTCATTAAGAGCCAAACAACGATAGCCACTGCTAATAAGTATAGGGTTATTACCCAATAGTTCTCTAACATTTTCCATCTCCATTGCTGTTTTGTATAGGTTGTCTAACACATCGTCAGATGGTGTATTGTCTATACCCTTTCTTGCGGCTGTCTCGCTAAAGGTTAATTCGTCTAAACTAAAGTGTGGTGATGCCCATATCATGTAGTTAATCCATTTTTCTTTTCGTAGCTACGCAATGTTCCTAAACCAAGCATACCCATTAACACTGGTAACATTGTAGATGTATCAGCTTGTGGGACTATAATACCTAATGGATGTAATAATGGAGATATAAGAAAGTTTACAGCAAACCCTAAAACGCATACCCAACCTACTGCTGGCCTCCATCCTGCTTGAAACCATGCCCCTTTAGCATCTTCTTTATTTACTGCTATTTGTGCTAATGCAATTTCATGTGCTTGTTTTTCTGCTAGTGTAGATATTTCAAAAGCTATTTTTTGTTTAGTGTCTGCATCAGGTATAAACTTATCTAATAGTGCAGCAACTGGTGCTATAAGTGCTTGTAACATTATTCAACCCATCCATATAATAAACAAAGTGCTACTGGTGTTACAGGTAATACAGCTAATAAACCTATTGTAATAAGAATAGGCTTGTAAAGTTTGTTTTTTAATTTATCCATTGTTTTATAAATATAGTGACTAACGAAGATACAAAGGCAGCAATAGCCATACCTGCCCAGAACCCACCTTTACTTTGGTTTGCTAGAGCCAACATTGCTTTCATATCTTTAGCAAGTTCGTCTTGGCTTTTTTGTAGATGCTCTATTTGTTCTTTCATTCTTCCAAACTCTTGTGGGTTAATATCAGCCATTATCTTCCACCTCCAACAATATCTATTGAGGTGTAATCTTTATCGTCATCTAATAAACCATACATACTAGAAGTATAAGGTGACAGTAAATCTCTTGCTCTTACTCTGTTTGGTGTAGCTCCTTGAATTGCAGAAGGAACATTTAACGCTTCTAAAGAATTTTTACCTAAAGATATATTTCTAGCAGGTGCTCCTATAATAGAATTTCCAAGTGGCAATCTATTTACCAAAGTAGATTGACCTAATTTTTCAGCTAAACTAGCAACTGCTGCTGCTGTGTTAGATGTATTAACTGCAGCACCCTTTGGTATTACTTGTTCATAACTTGCAACATTACCAATTGATTTTAATTTAGCAATTTCTGCTTTTGTAAATATTAAATTAAGTTTTTTACTGCCTAAATTTCTTAATTCTTTTTGTAATGCTGACCCACTTAAATTTGCTATTTCATTTGGTCTACCACCTGTAGCTTTTGATTTTAAATGTGCAATTACATTTTGTTTTATAGATTCTTTAAAAGTAGGGTCTAGTAACCTAAAAGTTTTTTCAAGTTGATCCCCTGTACTTCCCATAATAATTTTTTCAAAAAAAGTATCTTGATTGATTACTGTCTTGCTATTATTTAATTGTTTAAGAGCAGGAATAGTATCTATTAATTTTTTATATTGATATGTATATCTTCTTGCTTCTTTTTCTGCTTTTAATGCTGCTTGACCAAGTTTCTGATTAGGTAAAAGATTTGCATTTTCTATTTGCTCTCTAACTATTTTTAATGCTGTTTTAATATTTTCATTGGTAGTGTCTCTCATAGCCGCAGCTAATTGAGATTTTAATTGTGCAGCTTCATTGACATCTAAAACAACTTTGCCTGTTTTATATTCGTTTAACATTGCTTTAAATTCTGTTGGTAAAAATCTTGTATATCTAGACAACGCTACATCAGTTTTATCTAAAAAAAGTTTAGAGTCATATTTAGCAGATAACCCACCATCATCTTTTATTTGTTTATACAAATTACTTATAATTTCTTTTTGTTTGTTGTTAAAATCATCTAGTTTTTTAAATAAAATTGCACCAAAGGTTTGAGGTTCTACTGCCTTATCTGCACCTAACTCATCTAAATTTTTAAGTAGTATTTGATTATTTTCATTTTCAATTTGTGCTAGTCTTTGTGCGTTAGGGTCATCACTGTTAGCACCTGCTTTTGCTGTATTTTTTTCTTTAGTAATTTTAGCAGGGTCTAAAGTTACAGTGCCTTGTTTTGGAGTAGCTCCAGTAACTCTATAATCAATTAATCTTTTTAACGCTTCTGATGAAATATTTGGATTTACTTTCATTGCTTCATCTATGTCTCTTTTAACTTGTACAATTACATCGTCAGACAAATCAGCTAATTTAATATTGTTATTTGTAAGCACATTATCTAGTACATTGTTTGTAGCTTGGCTTTGATTAACAGATTGTTTTGCTGATGTAAGTTTTTTATACAAATTTGATACAGGTTTTATTATTGCTTTTTCTGCTGCGATTGGTGACAATATTGCTGCTGGTAATGCCGCTGCAAATTGAGCCCCAGTACCACCACCCATTTCTTCTACCCCTTGCATTGCAACACCTGCCCCTGTTGCTGCTACCCCTTGTTTACCAATAGATTCAGTAAATAAGTTTTTAGCAGCTTGTCCTATTTTTGAGCTTGGCATTATATATTGTAACGCTTTTGCAGGACCACCTACAGAAGTCATAAATTTAGTCCCCTCTCCCACTACTCTTTCTAATGGTGTTTCTGGATTAGGCAATCCTGCCATATCAGATAGTTTTTTACCAATAGACATTTCAGGTACTCTGTAGTCAGAGCCAAGAGCATCAGAGGCCATATTAATACCACCCCTAACTGGTGTTGCTAATAAGTCTAATATTGAGCCACCACCCTCTAAAGCATATCTTCCTGTTAAACCTACCTGTCTAGCTAATTCATCAGGAATAGACCTTTGTGGTTTTTGTTCAACCACATCATCTGCCGCTCTATACATTCTTGCAAGTTTTTTAGCAGCTTCAGTATGTTTTTTAGCATCTTCAGTATTACCTGCTGCATCTGCCTTTTTAACTGCTGCATCTGCATTTTTAAGAGCTTTCATTATTTTTTCTTTATCTGTCATATTTATTCCGAATATTCATCTAATAAAGCTTGGTCTTCTTGACTTCTTGTTTCTGTTATAGAATCTAATCTTCTTCTTTCTGGTGTTTCTTTTGATTGTTTTATTGCCGCTGTTAATGCCTCATCACCACCTGCTAGTAAAACAATTTCTTTATAAATAGTTAAAACTCTGTCTACATTAAATCTTACTGTGTCATAATCTTGTGCTGTGTTTAATTGACCTAAAACAGAAGCTAACATTTCTAATTGAGCTTGTGGCACTTGACCTAAACCTGCACCACTTGCTTTAATATCTAGTAATTTATCAATACCAATATTTGCTTGTATTGATTTAACCATTTGGTCTAAAGCATATGCTTTTGTACTTGGCACTTGTCGGAAGGCCCAAGCATCAAGCCCGGTGGTTGTTCTATCTTCATCAATTAAATCTAATGCCCTTTGTGCATCTACAATAACTGTTGCTGCAATACTTGCTTTACTGTCTTTACCTACTTTTTCTTTTTTATCTTCTTTTATTCTTTTTAAATCTTCTGCTGTGCCTTGAACAGGAAGCACATAAGGAGCTCCATCTTTTAATAAAGGTTCACCTGTTTTTGGATCTTTAGGGTAGTAATACCCATCACCAGCTGGAGGTAAATTAGATTGACCAAATGTTAATCCTGAAGGAGAGCTAACACTTGCAATCTGTTTTCTAACTTTCATTTCTGCTTTTTGACCCTTTGTTAATTCTTGATTAGGATCTTCATCCATTGTCATTAATATAGCTAACCTTTCGCTATTAGATACTTTAACTGGTGGTTTATTTAACACTTCATAAACTTTTACAGGATCAGTTAATGCAGCTTGTCTCAAAAGAGGATCTGCTTGTACTCTTGGGTCTGCTAATAAATCATTTTTATACTTTTTATTTTGTTCTTCTAATGCTAAAGCCTTTTTGTTTTCTGCAATCTTTGTGTCCATCAAATACTTATCTGTCATTCCTTGAAATGGAGCTTGTGCAGCTTGATTAGCATTTAAGTATGCCTTACCAAGATAAGGTACAACACTTCCATAATTTTGATTTTTAGGTTGTGCAAGATAACTAGCTATTCCAGTCATGATGCCTGTGCCTATTGATCTTTTGTTTGCTGATGCCATTGCTTCTGGAGTTATTAACTTTGCATCTAATAAACTTTGTGCTCTTGCATCTGGTCCTGCACCAAAAGCATTTATGTCTCCAAAATAATCAAATAAATTCATTGTTTTCCCCTATCGTGCCCTTGAAATGTATTGACCGCCAATACGCTGGCTGCCACCCTGACCTAAACTAGATCCAGTCTGGCCTCTCATTACCATTCCTTGTTGATGTCTTAATACCTCTTTTTCTTCTGGTGTTAGTGCCTCAAGACCTTGAGTTAGAGCCAAAGAGCCTATGTCTCGTTTTGTAGGTAAATATTCTTCTAATGAACCTAACCCCATACTGTTTATGGCTTCATTATTGCTAGTTGCTTGTCCCGGCCCTGTTTGAGTATTTGCCGGCATTGTATTATTTATATTTAATAACCCATCATTAGGAGATGGTATTTCTAAAATTCCTCTAGTATTTTGCATTGACTGTGAAATAGGCATTTGAGCTTGTCCACCGCCACCCATAATATTGCCAAAACTACCTTCTGATGCAGTAAAATTGCTAGGGTTAATATTCATTGCATCCTGAATAGGGTTAAAGCCACTCAATGCTGCATTACTTGCAGCTTGTTCAAACCCTTTTTGTGTTAAATGAGCTGGCATAGTTGATGCGGCAGTTGTTGCTCCTTGTGATAATGCTGTGGCTGAAGGACTCATAGCACTACCAAATCCTGCTGTTGCTCCACCCACAACTGCTGATTTAAGAGGATCTTGCCCTGTAGCATAACCAGTTACTGCTCCTATCCCTGCACCTACTAATATTGGTTTAAGCATTATTTACCTCCCCCACTTGAAGTAGTGCTTGAACTAATTGGTGCTGGTGCACCATAAGCTCCTGTTAAATAATTATCTAATTTCATATATGGTTTATTTTCATTGTATTCAAACCTAGAAATATCAGCATTTAAAGCATTTTTTTCATAACCTTCATATGCTTGTCCTACATTCACAAGTTGGTCAATATCTGTATATTCTGCATTACCCATTTGTGGAGCTGATGCAATAGCAGCATCTTGTCTACCTCTTTCTGTTCCGTAGTTAGAGTAAGATAATTCTGCTGCTCTACTTGTTAAAGCATTGGCTAGATTTTCTGATGCTTTTGATTCCATCTCACCCATCGCACCTGAACCATATCTACCAGAAGCGGCTGTTCTACTACCAATGTCTCTAATAGCATTATTAAACTCTGAAACTGCAGGTCTAGCTGCACTTGCCATCATATCAGCAAAATATGGATTTCCTGCTGATAGTCTGTCACCTTCTATTGTGCTTAATTGTTGAGCTAATGCGGAAGGCAGTAATGGATTTCCTCTTAATGCCCTATCTTCTTTTGCTCCCAATCCTTCTAATGTCATACTACTTGCTCCAACATCAGTAGAGTCTGGATAATAATCTGGGCCTTCGGACTGGTATAACCCTTTGCTCTCACCTAAACCATAAGTTATGTATGGTAAAATAGCAGGATCAATTTCTGAAGTTGTTGAAGATGAACCACCCCCTCCTTTATATTCACGCAATCCAGTCGTCGGGTTAATAGACCCTGAACCACCATGTGCTCTTAAAAGGTTAGCTTCCCATGTATTAACATGAGCAAGTTCGGTGTCACCTTCCCTACCTAGTTTGCCTAAATTTTTAGCTAACCAGTTATATAACCATATTTTTAACTTAATCATTCTATTTTCAACTCCATTAATTGATATTTTGTTTCATAACCATATAGCCTGTTCCATAACCTAGCTATACTGTCATATTTAGTAGATCCTTGTATTGCTGTACCACCATTTTGTTTGACCCAAGTTTTAAATTGTTCAAACCCTTTTTTTGTTACCATACCACCTTCTTTTTTTGTACCGATATAAGTTATGTAACAAACTCTTTCGTGTGGGTACATAACCCATTGCACAGTCAATGCACAATAACAAACGTCATCTTTCATAAGTAAAAGAAGCTGTTGTTGGCCTTGTGCTACTGTAAGTTTAAGTGTGTCGCTGCTAAATTCGCCATCACCTTTTTCTAAAGCTCTATTTAATATTGGTTCTGCAAGATACCAAAATCTTTGTACTTGGTTTGTAGGTACTACATAGAGTTTCATAGAATTTATCCAACGATTATATAATCATATGTTACATCAGTATTAGATGTATTTCTATGCCCTATAATAAAGCTACCTTTGGCTTTTGTTTTAATATATGTATAGTCTGACTCTGCTGCTGCATTTGCAGTTCTTGAAGACAATATAATAACTGAATCAAAACCTGCTCTTTCACTACTAACTGTAGTTTGTGTTACTGATGTTGCTAGAGTAAAAGTGCCACTGTTATTAGTCTTGCCATTCATGGCATTATTAACTATTTCTGCTACTGCTCTAGGGTCACCACCTTGATACGGAAGTGTACGATACATTCTAGGCATTATCTATTGCCTTGCGGTTTTAAGTCTACATCTACAGAGATTGCTATTTCCCAGTTACCTGTTGGTTGCACATTAAACCGATGATACCTACCTGCACTCCTTAAACTACACCTACCCTCTATGGTTGCTGGAACAAATGCACTAAACTCAATGTTGTCATCTAATTCTCTACGACTTGCTACTGCAACTTGAGCAGTTCCGTTATCTATTTGAGGCCTTGCTAGTGTTGCGACAGAGTTATAGCCTATCTCTACATCTGTAGTAATTAATTGTGGTGTAATTGGTGTGCCTGTAAAGGTAACAATTTTATTGCCTTTTGTACCTGCTAGTAGAAATTTGTCTCCAATAAATAATCTTGAGTCTAGTGATGCAGGCATAGAATCTATGTCTGTATAACCAAATACAGAACTTAAACCTTCTAATGATGTAGTTATAGAAGACATAGTGCCTACAACATCAGATGTAGTATCTGCTCTTGACCATTTTTGTAGTTCCCAGTTGTATATTAATAATTCTCTATTACCGCTAGTGTTAGCAAAATTCCATATTACAAGATTTTTAACAGGATCTACTGCTGCACTTATTGTGCTTAATTTTGTCATATCAACCCGGTTAAAAAAGAATCTATCTACTTTTTCTAAACCTATGTTTGTAACAATTTCTCCGTTTGAAGAATACCATCCATCATCTGATAACCAAAAAGACAAGTTACCATAGTTAATAACAGAGTTGCCTTCTAAACATCCTTGCCCATTTGATATGGTATCCATTTGAAAGAAAAGTGGGCTACCGACGTAAGATGCTCTAACTACCCCTTTTTCTAAAAATATTAAACCAAATTCACCGCCTGTTACTGCTTGAATATTACCGCCATCAGGAATAATTTGGTAATCACTTTGGCTTGTAGTTCCCGGTGTCCAATCGGTCTCATCATTAATATCGCTCCAGTTTACTTTGTTTGGTGTTGCTCCAATGTTAGCTGCAAAAACAAAGTCACGAACAATTGCAATATCTTTAGGTGCTGGTGCGGCTGATGCTACATCTGCAAATACTGTTGATGTTCCTATGGTCCATGCTTGTATTTTTTCAGTTCCATTACAAGCTAATACCACTCCACCAAATTGTTCAAATTTAAATACACCAGAGCCACTATAACCACCTGATTTAGATACATCTGTTAAAACAAGGCTAGACATATTTAATTTAAATAATTTTGTAGCTGAACCTGCAAATACTTCTATAGTTGTTCCAAACTTTGCTACAAATACACTATTAAGATTTTCACTAGCAGAGTTAGAATATTCTGCTGCACTAGGAAAAGCTCCATAACCAATGCCTACAGGGTATACATTTTTAGCATCGTTTAAACTACCTGAATTATCAGGCAAGTCTGGCAACCAATCTTTAAACTGTAGTCTTTGTGTTGACATATTAAAATTTCATTATGTAAGCAAGTGAATAGTAAGGTGTAAGGTTTTGATTTGTTCCAGAAACACCTACAGTGCTAACAGTATTAGTTACAGTATGCACATGACCTCCTGCCGCACCTGAATTAACAGTTGCAGTTTGATTTGTACCTATACCATTTGTTTGATTCTGACCCCCTTGTTGGCTACCTATGTTTGTAACAGCGTGTACATGGTCAGGAATAGTATTTGTTGTTCCTGTAGATGTGTGTGTATGACTTACAATAACAGAATCTTTAGTGCCACCAGTTTGTGTAGCCGCTCCTGTTACTGTTGTTTTAGCTGCACCAGAAGAATCTGCATCAGCACAAATAACAAACTTATTTCTTAAATCAGGTGTTCCTAATGAGCCATTACATAATAAAAATCCAGTAGGAATAGTGGCTATAGTTCCTGACCACATTATAATCATTCCTGTTACAAATTCATTTGTAATTTGTAAATTAGCTCTAGCAGCAGATACTGTTGTTGCACCAGTACCACCAGAAGCAATAGGAATAGTGTCGCCACTATAACCTCCTTGCAAATCTCTAACTTGCTTCATCATTTCTCTAATAGCATTGTTAATAGTTGAAGGGCTACATCCTTGGTCAATATCAATATTATTAAGATCGGTATTGTCAGAAGCCGTAACACTCCATTGCGAAATTTTAGTCTTTGCCATAAATTTTTATCCCTTTCGTTTCCATGTGTTAGTTCCTACTGTTGAGTCTGTCCATATATCACTACCTGCTGTAACTGTTGACCATGTATTTTCTACTACTGGAACATCTGTCCATTCTTCACCTACTATTCTTCCTATTGCTACTACTGTACCTACACCATCTATAGAAGCATTAGCGTGTTTTATTACAGAGCTTGATGCTATTAATGTTGCTAATCCTTCTACACTTGCACTTGCTGTAGCAACAAATCCACCTGTTGCAAATAATGTTGCTACTCCACTAACACTAGCACTTCCTATTATGTCAGAGCCAGATACTTGTACATTAATTGTAGCTGTTCCATTTATAGCAGCCGTACCAAACAAAACTGATGTAATTACAGCACTTGCTGTTAAATTTGCTGTTCCATTAATACTAGCAGAAGCTAATGATGTGCTTACACCTAAACTACTAAATGGTGAACTTGAAAATGAAGTTATCCCGAACATTAATTTGTCCTAAAATTTATCTAGTGTTTTTTTTATTTTATCTAATACCATAGGAATTAACTTCATGCCTGAATAACCTATAAAAAAAGCTAAAGCAGGTTCAAAAGAGGTATGTAAATTAAATGTAGCAACTAGTGGCGGAATTAAAAAAGTAATAGATGCAAGTGCTATACATATATTGTAAAACAATTCTATTCTTGCATTTTTTCTATGAATCATCCAATTGATGTGACCACCTTTTGGCTTTCTTCCTTTTACTTTTTGTGTGTTGTAATTACACAATCCCCCAATAATACTTGCTACAATACACAAAATATGGTCTAAAAAATAAAACATTAAAATAAAATTGGTTTTGGTGTAAAGAAAGCAGCAGAATCATCTTCAGGTATTTGATAACCACCACCATAACCCCATGTAAAGCAAGAACCATTATCCATTAATGCAGTAAATCCAGATTCACTAGTATACCCTTGACAAGATATATCAACTACATTTCCTTGTAGTCCATCAATTTCTGTAAATACCTTATAATTATTACCTGTTTGTCCTTGTCCTATTTGACCAGAAGCATTATAACCACAGGCATACATTTTACCTTCTGAAGTTATACAAGCTGAAATACCATAAGAAGCACCACCACCACAAAGCACTTTAGTTACAGTGAATGGATTACTTGCTGCTGATAATGTTTGATTAGTATAACTTCCATCTGCTTGTTTTAATCTAAATTTAGATTCAGCATAAGTAGAAGTATTAGTTGTACTATCATGTCCAAGTTGACCATAGTTATTAAAACCAGATGCCCAAACAGTACCATCTGTTCTTATAACTAAAGAATGATGATTATTTGAAGTACATTTACTAACAGATACTGCTGTTACATTAGCAAGAACATTAGTTGGTTGATAATAATTAGTTGCAGTACCACCTCTGCCTAAGAAACCTGTAGTATCAGTTCCCCAAGTCCATAAGTTATTAGATGAGTCAATTGCATGAACTCCCTCATGAGAATACGCTGCTACTTTACTAATAGTTACACCATTAGTTGTTCCTACTGTTGGAACAATAGTTGGTACTGTTTGTGATGTAGTATTATTTTCCCCATGCTGATAAAATCCTGCATAACCTGTGTGATATAAATCTCCACCAGCTGTAAGAGTCATTAAAGAGGGTGATGTACTTCCTGACATATGTATTGATGCAGCTTTTAAAGCAGTACTTGTACCAAATGTTGGATATGTTTTAAATTCATATTGAACTGCAGTATTAGCTTGTCCCATCATTCCATGAGCATTATATCCTGTACCATAAACATAACCATTTTCATCTCTAACAATAGTAGCATCACTACCACCATCAGTTGCATAAGGTAAAGCAAGTTGTACAATTTTCTTTCTTGATGCTTCAGTTGTTAAATGACCAATACCACCAGAGTTATTAGTCCTTGTTGAAATATTTACAGGAACTCCTTTTCTACCTTCAAAAGGTCCACCTGCTGTTGCATTACCTATTCCCATATGACCTACAAGATTTCTACCCCATGTCCATAAATGTTTGTTTTTATCAATACAAGCACCAGTAGAATTATAGTTTGCAAGAAAGTTACCTGATACATTTTCTATGCCTGGAAATGATTGTGGAAAGGCTACATTAATTGGTTGACTTCTATTACTAGTAATATAACCAATACCACCTTTATAGCCAGAGTTAGTTCCCCACCATCTTAAAGTACCATCAGTCATTTGTACCATATTTGAACGATATGAGCCACCACTGTCCGCTCTTAGTTGAGCTACTTTAGTTCCTGACCTAACATCTTCTGCTGACCAAATTGGTAAGAATGTAGATTCATCAATTTTAAGAATTTGATTCTCACTTCCAACAGGTAAACTTACTAAAGTTGTACCATTATAATATAATATGTCTCCCTCAACACTGCCAGTAAAATCTACTCCTTGCGTAAATTGATTCCAAGCAGATGCAATAGCTACTGTTGTAGAAGCTGCTGCTGTAGGAGCAGTACCACCCATACCTGAATGAGCATAACAATAATAGAAAAGATTAGGTGCACTTAATGGAACAACTATTTGAATGTATCTTGCTGTTGCAGAAGTATATGCAGAACCTATCCAATCAGAGTAAGGAACTGATGAACCCCCTAGATAATATGTAACCCCACTTGTGTAAGCAGCACCACCTCCATGAGTTCCATCAGATGTTGAGCTAAACAAAAGAGGATGTGTATTATTAGACGCATCATTTTGATAAATTTTATATGTCTTACCTTCAATTAGTTTTAAGTATCTTTGTTTAGTATAAGTACCTGAACCATTAGTTACATCTACATAAAAGTAGTTTGCTCCGCCATCAGCTTGGACTTTAACATAGTATTCTTCAGTACCTGTACCAGCAACTCTTGTTACTGTCGCTGGGACTACTCCTGATGTCCCATCTGTAACACAAATGTATGTTGTTCCATTATATGAAACTACGTCTTGTGCATTATAAGTTGTTCCGCTAGCATAAGCCGCTTTCCAACTAAATTTAACTTTACCTAACGAAACTGTTGCCATTACTTTCTCCTATTAAAATAATACTTTTTTGGGTGTTAAGCAATTAGCACTATCATCATCATTATTCATTTGGTTTACACCTGCACCGACTGTGTAAACATTCCCATCTTCTCCAAGCATAGCAAAATTAAGATTATTAGTTGCATTAATTAAATACCCTGCTATATCGTAATCAACTATTTTTTCAGGAATTTGCATTGCTGGAATACCTGCTGTTTGATAACTATATGGGTTTACGGCAGCTGTATCACCTAAACCTGTTTGTCCTAATTCACCTTGTCCCCAAACATACATATAACCATCTGTTGTTAAACTTGACAAAGTTGTACCATAATTTTGTCCATGAACATGAAATTTAGATTTACTAAATACATCATTGCCTTCATGTAAATGTTTATTTGTTTGGTCTACTCCATTTTCTGTACTAAATTTAAGTTTGTTAAATCCACCGCCAGTACCTGTCCCTGAACCATTTAATACTGAAGAACCATTATAACCATTCCCATGCTTTCTACCTACTCCCCAAATTTCTCCTTGAGCAGTTAAGCCATAAGTCCTTCCATATCCTCCATTTCTTGTGTGCAAATCAACAAACCCACCTACATTAACTCCTGCTACATTGCCACCAAAGGCAGCAGCTCCTCCAAATATTTTTTGTCCATCATCTGAAGTTACTTGTCCAGCACCACCTATTGTAGGAAGAGCTAAAGCTGGTAGAGGAGTAATTTCATTTTGGTTTGTTGGATTATTACCAGCAATCCACCCTCTACCTGTTGTATCTAAAACCATACGCCTACCCATGTTTTGTACACCAGCAGTTGCATGATAATCACTGTTATACATTCTAACAAAACTATAAGTATTTCCCAAAATCCTTGTGTATTCTACAAAACCCCCATATTCATTTTTACTTGATAATGCCCAATTAGCACTTCCAACGGAGTATATCTTTCCTGAAGTATCTATAACATAAACAGCAGGGGTATTTGTACAAGCTGGAAATATATGTTTTTGTTTTATTGCTGGCATTGGCACACCATTAGCTAATGTAGTAATTTTAGTTGGTTTGTATTGTGGAGTTACTACACCATCACGACCACACTGACCATTTGCATTAACTCCCCAACTATAGATACCTCCTGCATCATCTTGTGCGTACATTACAGTTTTTGCATCACCTATATTTTGGTCTCTATCTCCAGTCATGAAAGTAATTTTTTTACCTTCCATGTCAGTACCTTTGCTGATGTCTGTTACTTTATATCTAGCTGCTACACCATAGTCAGAGTTCCATGCCCATCCTCCATAGATAGGGTCTCCACCAGAAGCATATAAAACACCATCTTGGTCTATAATATATATGTTAAGTTGTAAACTAAAAGCATCTACTACATTTTTACCTTTAGGCATAGGAACTGTACAAGGTTGCATATTAGATGCTGCAATATTACCTAAACCTGATTGACCACTTGTTTGTAATCCCCAGACTCTTAATGTGCCATCACTCATAATAGCACCATGATAATAGGCATAGGAATAGCTTTCACTTGGTCTTATATGTCTCATTAATTTTATTGCTTTAGTACCTGACCTTTCTCCAGAGTGTCTAAATTCAACTGTATCTTCTTTTGAATGTAAGCTTGTACCTCTAGTACCAGTTACTCCTCCAGATAAAGAGTTAGTAACAACCTCACCTTTTGTTGTAGCTGCTTGTTGAGCTTCTGTAAAAATAACCCAAGCACCATTTAAATATGAATATACTCCTCCCTCTTTAGCTACTACATCATAATTTATATATGTGTTTGCAGCATTATAGTCACCCTTCCATCGGTAACCTAGTTTTGTGTAATCTATAAATTGTTGAGTCATTCTATTTACCTTATATTACTAGTTTTAATTCATTGTCTACAATAGACAATGTTACAGAACCTGCTAACATCCAATTATTAAAATCAGAAACATCTACATCAGAACCACCAGAACCTTCTGTTGTCAAATTTAATGACCCAGCATCTGATACTTTTAATCCATAAAAAGTTTCAGCAAAAGCTGCCCATGTTAATACACCAGAACCATTTGTTTGTAAAAGCTCACCTGATTCACCATCTGTTGTAGGAAATGTTAATGTATAGCTAGCTGCTGCCGAATGAGGTGGAGATTTAAGTTTAATACCATGAGTGTTTTCAGCACAGTTTAATTGTATATATCCATCTGTCACTCCTGATGTTCCTTTAGCTTCTAAACTAGGAACAGAGCCTGTAGATATTAAATTAACTTTATCTGTTGTAACGGCATCATTAACAATATTTGTTGTGGCCACTACATTAGCATCATTAATTACAGTGCCATTTAAAGCAACCGATTTTTCAGCAGGGTAAGTACAGAACACCGAACTTACACCTGATAAAGTAATAAGGCTGCCAGAATTACTAGACTCTAATACTGTGTCCCTAGATAAAGTTGTGCCTGAAGATGTATAAGTGCCTAACCCTATTTCATAATCATTACCACTTGTAAGAGCATAGTAAGTTGTATTACCATTTCCTATAGCAGCAAAAGATTGAAACCCTGTACCTGCTCCAGCTAATGTAACTGTGCCTGTGCCTGTAGTTGCGGTAGTTTCTTTTACTCTATCCTTTAACACAAGAGCCATATTTTATCCTTACGAAAATTCTACTGTTAAGTTGCCAGTCGTGATTTTAAATATATCACCAGAATCAATAGTTTTAGCACTGTCTAATGGTGTGTGAAATATCATATTACCACTAGTAGCAGCATCCCATATACCTATCCACCCTATCGTTCCCCATGTTGCAGTTGCAGTTGGGAAAGTTATGTCTGCATCTGTAGCAACTGTACCTGATGTTCCTGAAGCGGTAGCAAAAGAAGAAGCAGTCCTAGCATAAGATCCACCAGAAACTTCTGTTCCAGTTCCAGCATCTGTTGGGTCTGCTGTGTGTAATGATATATAAGGATTGTTTACTGCTGTAAAAGCAACCCCATTAAGTGTTAAGTTTAGAAGTGCAACCTCTAAATGATTTGACATTTCAGACATCGTAATTTACCTCGTTGAGTTAGTAATAGTAAGTGGTTGAGCAGGGTATTCGGATTCATTATCACTCTTTTGTAGAGCTCTTACTCCTCTGTCATACATACTTGCCCATGTATTAAGTCTTTCATCATTCATTAAATAAGGTTCTGCTTCACCTAATGCAGCGTATAACAACAAATCAGGTGTATTAGTTAACCAAAGGTTATTTGGGTAAGTGTCGGTCAAATATTCTGGTTTGTAAAAGTAAACCATCTGTAGTGTGTAAACGCTGTCAGGGATTGGAGCAAATTGAAACTCTGCACCTGTCAGTGTATATTGACTAGGCAATCCAGATGTTGATGTATGAGCATTTCTAAAGAAATTACTTACAGATAAAAATTTAATTGTTTGTGGTGGGTTACCTTGTAAATGCAAATCTTTCATAGCTACAAAATCTGAAGGCAAAGATACTGTTGCATCTCCAGCAATTGTATCTGCTGTTGCTACTTTAATCATTTGTCTAATGCGTAAATCTCTTAAAAGCCTATCTTCAGCTAATCTAATAAACTCTGGTATCTGTACTGTTAAATCAGTACGAGCCAAGTAACTAGCTATAGTTGCCTGTAGCGTTGTATAGTCTGTAAAAAATGCCATTTAGATTCTGCCCTGTTTTGTTCTAAAAAAACGATTATCTGGATGATTTAAAAATTCTTTAAATCTTTTCATATCTATTACATTAAATCCTTGCATGATCTTTTTATGATTTAAGTCATCAATAACTGTATTTGGTATAGATGCAATCTTGTTACTAAACATATCATCACCCCATTTTGATGATGAAGTAATAATTTCTTCTTTGTTCATTTCAACAATATCTGTTACATCTTGTTTTGTTTCTATCACATAACCATCATTATCATGGTCATCGTGTTTTGTTTGGTGTCTATATTTTATTGGTTTAGACCAACTGTTCTTATATTCTTTTTTATCTTCCATAATCTTCCTTAAAAGATATGCCCACCGAAGTGGGCTATATCAATACTTAATATTTAATTAAGCGTTTAAATCAGCAACAATTGCATGAGCTGCTTCGTTACTTACTTGCAGAGTTAATTCTGTAAGCATTTGATGTTTTTCAGCATCACCTGTTTTAGCTAATAGATTAGACTGGAATGGTCTTAAAGTTGCTAAAGACAACATTGTTGGATCTAAAACAAGAGCCTGTTCACCATTATTTGCTGCATAATCAGAAGTCATAAATCTTTCTGGAACTACTGAAAGCATCCCAAAATCTGATAAATAAACATCGCTGGCACCTACGATTGCTGCGGCTTTTGTAGAAGTACCTGCGTTAGGTGTAGTAACTCGATTAGCTGCAATACCAGTAAAACCTGATACTTTAACTTTTTGGTTAGGTGGTACAATCAACATAGTTGGAGAACCGCCAGAGTTAAACGCTGCTTTCATAGCAGTTTTTAAAGATGCTTCTGTAAACGCTGCTGTGTTACCAGCTGCGGCTTTAGTTCTAATTGCTGAACCTGCTGGAGCTGCTGGAGCTGCTGGAGCACCTGCTGCTACTGTACCAACTGAAGTCCAGTTAGTTCTAATCCAAGTTTGTAGAGATGCCATTTTTGGTGCTGCACCTGCTGCTGATGTTACTGGAGCAACATTACCAAGAATAGCAAATTCTATGTCTCGTTTTAGTTCTTGTCCTGCTTTAGCTAACTGATAAGCTGTTTCTGTCTTACGACCAGCTTTATCAACTCCATCAAGAGTGCCAGTAATGTTTACTGTTTTACCCATGATTTGAGTTCTGTTTGTAGCTCTAACTGTAGGTACGGCTGTAAATGCTGCTGCATCCGCTCCCTCAACTAATGCTGTGTTAGCCGCTGCACCTAATGTGTCAGTCTGCCATTCGTGAAGTGTTGCTGTTGCCTTTGTTTTTCCGATAGAAGAAACTACAGGAGTCTCTGTCGGAGCAATGTTGTAAATGGTGTTGGATAAATCCTCACGCATCCCAACTGCTTGATAAGTATGAAATGAAGCCATTGTTATTTTTCCTTAAATAAAGTTTTCAAATAAAGCTGCTGCATCTCTGGCATCACCAGTTTGCAGTAACCTGTTCTGTTGTTTTTTAGTTCTGTCTGTTACAGTCTGCTTTACTTTAGCTCCACCTTTTATTGTCTTGGGAGCATTAGCGACTTTCTTTTTAACACCAGCTTTACCTGCCATTAATTTGTCGTATTGTGCCGCTTTATGTAACACTAAAACATGGCGAGAATCATAGACTTGAGATAACTCATCATCTGTGAAACCAACCTTTTTCCCATAGTTGCGAATACTATTTCTAATTTGTTCGCCTTTGGCTTTGTCTGAAAACTCTGGCAAGGATTGTGTCAGTTTTTGTGCTTCTCCTGCTACAAACTTTTGCATTTGATCTGCTCTTACTGCGTTTTGCTCTTGAGCAAGGCGGTGTCGTTCAGATTGCACAGCTTGTAACTGTTCTTTTTTTTCGGTCATTTCTGCGACCTTAACTGCATATCCTATTGGGTCGTTCTCTTTCATTGCAGATAAATCTTCCGGGCTGTTATTATTACCAACCAAGAATTGTTCAACTGCTTGAAGTTTTTGAGCATAGTCATCCCTAACTTGTCTAGCTTCAAGAATAGCTTTAGCTTCTTGTTCAATTACTTTACGCTGTTCGGCCACTTCTTGAGTCTTTTTAGTGTAGTCGCTGCCAAGCTGATAAGATTTTTTAAGCTCATCAAGGGTAACTTCTTTTTCTTCACCAGCCGCTTTGACTGTGAAAGTTTGTTCTTCCTCAACTACTTCTTCATCTTCTTCAATCTCGGAGTCTTCTTCAGTTGCTTCTTCAGCTTCTTCCATCTCTGGTTCAGCTTCTTCTTCAACCTCTGTTTCCTCTACCTCTGCTTCTTGTGTATCTTCTTCCGTTTCAGTTGGTTGCTCGTTAGAGTCCTCTGGTGTGGATAACATACCCTCAAATGCAGATGTTGCATCATCTATTGTTATAGGGCTATCATTCCCACTTCCAACTTCTGGAGTCGTGGTTTCTTCACTCATTGTATTTCCTTAATCGCCATCTAGGTGTGGCATTACCATACAGGCTAAATGCCTATAATATTGTCCATGATTTATCCTTAATCTTGTCGCTGTCTACGATAGATTGAAGTCTAGTCATCATGTTATCTATTGCCTTAATCCTGTTGTAAGCTCTTTCTCTTACATCTACATCTTCTGGATTAGAGTTCTTTATTTCTTCATAACACTCTTTGGTCATATCCTTTATTTCATCAAGAAATGATTGAGTATTTAATACGCTTTTAATTTCAGCTTTTTTGTCCATTAAATTTTAGGTGTTGCTAGGTTTTGTATTTTTTCTAGTGAATTTAATATTTCTGTTGTTTTATTCAGATCAGATTTTTCTTGGTCATTGTTAGTCTTTTGCATTAGTTGCATTTCTTTCATAGCCATCTCTGCTTCAAACTGTACTTGTTTTTGTTGCAGCTCTAACATTTCTTTTTGCACTTTCAGCTCTAGCTCTTGTTTTTCTAATTCAAGCTGTGCCATTTTAGATTGCATTTGCATTTCTGCTTTTTCTTTTTCTACTTGTGCAAGTATTTTAGCTGCTTCAGTATTAGGATCAGTCTTTGGGTTCTGTGCTTGTTGTTGTGCAAGTTGGTCAGATTCTTCTTGGGTTACATCTTTTAAGAATGCAGATTCATCTTTAAATCCTGCCATGTTTACAAATTTAGCCAGTGTGTCTCTATATTGTTTTAAGCTAACTAGTGGATTAGATAATCCGTATTCTTTAAGCATCTGCTCTTGTTTGTCTAACACCATCTGCATAACAGATAATTGCTCACTTTTAGCACCATTACCCAGACCAACATTGACTGTGACATTGTATTCTGTATTCCATTCTCTAGGATTCATGGGTACAAATTTGTTGTTAACTTTAATAATTTTTTCTTTTTGTTGGTACTTACATACAAGCTGTAATATACCTTTCATTAGGGATGAGACTCCAGTGTCAGCAAAGATACGAGCTATCAGTTCTATTTTACCACCTGCTGCTGAACTCATTGCTGCGACTGCTGTGGCTGTCACATTCTGGAGGATATTAGGATCAAGTCCCTGTGATGCTTCACTTACACCAGTTCTTTTGGCCTGTACAGTATCTAAATACTCAAGCATGGGAAATGATTGTCCAGCACTAGATTGCACTGTCATTGGCACTAACGCATTAGGGTTCTTAATACGAATAACACCACCTGCGGTAGATGTTAGTAAGTCATCAAGATTAACCTGTCCCTCAACTGCACCAACACGATAGTTGTTAGTTAAGTAAAGATTGTCTAGCATCTGTCTAGTAATAGTAGATTTAATTAATTGTAAATCCATAGTTCTGTCAGCTAATGATTCACCAAAGAACTTATGTGGTATTGGGAACGGGCATACACTATGGAATGGTTGATAGTCACACTCTTCATGCATAAGCACTTTGTTGTCAGCGTAACAAACTCTATGTCGTTCTGCTATGCCATCACCATCTAAATCTGCACGAACATAACACTCGTAATACTCAACACGCTGCATACTTTCATTATCAGAGTTGTTATTATCAAAGGGTTGCTCACCTGCACCAAACCTTGCTACCCTCTCTGGAGTAAAGTCTAATAAATCTCCAGTAGATAATTCTGCAACAACATCCGGGTCATATCCCATTGCTATTAAATCACTGCGAGTGACTAAACTTCTTTCTGCTACAAAATCAGCATCCTCAATATTAATAGCACTTTTGTCTATTAAAAATTCTTCTGGAGCAACTGATTCTATTTTAACTTTAGATGAGTCTATTGTTCTTTTACATTTAATATTGTAGTAAATGTTAATGATTGGTGGTACTTCCATCATCAGAGGCATACCCATCTCATCTATCATCGGTTGGCCTGTCATTGGATCTACTGCTGGTTGTGGTGCTTGTTCTATAATTTCTTCTACTTCTTCTTGAGAAACAATTTCTACTTCCTCGTCTTGCATAATCATTGCAAGTTCATCTTCTGTTAGGTTCTCGTATTTTTCTTTTGTTACATCTTTCTTGTCATCCCAGTAGCATTTAAGTACTCCTATTTTTTGACACAGTGCATCCCAAAAGAAGTCATGCAACAGTTCAAAACCATTGTTCTGTTTATAAAAAATGTGGTTTACATATGCTGTCGCTTGTTCAGCCAACTCACCATCACCCTCGTTAACTGGTTCAAATACAACTGCCTTTTGTGATTGGGTAAAGACCTTAATAAGTTGTGGCAATGCCCCATCAACTGCTTCTGCAACCTCTGCGGTTACTATTTGACTACGACCCTCTACTTCGTTTCCATAAGGCTCACGAAGATAATAGTCTAATGCGGATGCCCTTTGCAATTGTGTATCAGTTGCAATAAAGCCTAACGAGTCATTAATATGATCGCCAATAATATTGACTAATTCTCTATTGTCACTTTCGTTTACTTTCATTTTTTTCTTATCGTATGCCATTTATACTATCCATGATTTGTTAATCTCTAGTGGTTGATCCCAAGTAGAATCATCGTTACTCATTGAATCTACAACTGCACAGGTGTATCTCCAAGCATCAGCACCATGACTATATTCATCATGCAGTGGAGCTTGTGGTTCTTGTGTTGATTGATTAATACTTCTTCTGTAGTTCTTTAAACACTCTATTAATCTTTTTGCTTTATCTTGGTCAAAGTAAGCTCTCTCAAAAGTCATCCGGGCTAACTTAATACCAGTCTCTATATTTGCTTTAGGTATGACTTCTGTGTCCCATTTCAGTCGCTGCATAATTTCTTCGGCTGATGTTCCATACTTAAAGTCTTTGTTCCTAGCATCATGAGGTAGATACATTGTCCCCCAGTTGTGGCCTAATTGTTTTAGTTGGTCCGAATAACTATCTAATGTCCTGTGGTCATCTTCTATGTAATCTATAACTCGAACCTCGGACAAATTTCTTTGGCATAAGATAATAGCCATTGAATCGTTCCATCCTAAATCCATAACAATGTGAGTCTTTAATAAAGCATCTGGATGTACATTAGTAATCCTCCCGGACTCTTGTGCTTGTCTTATCTCATTGTGATAGATAGCACCATCAGCAGCGGCTTTAGTATCACCTTCCCAGATGTTTGCATAATCTTCTGCGTTGTGATTCTTGCATCGTGTTCTTTCTATCTCCAACACTTCTGGAAAGAAAGGGTTGTCAATGTAATTAACTTTTTCTATTCTAGCGTTACTAGGCTTATTAATAATAAATCGTTTATAGGTATCATCTGTGTCCATGTAAGGATTAAATGTTACCCAAATCTCACTGTCAGGCTTTCTAATCGTAGGTATTAATATGTCCCATGATCTCTTGCTTATGTTCTGTGCTTCCTCACACCAGACTATATCAACTCCCTCAAAGGATTTAATACTTTCTACTGTGTTTGTTGCTAAACCTGCAAAGTTAAATTCAGTGCCGTTTATACCTCGTATAGAGCTCTCTACGACCTCGTAATACTCTCCGAGGCCTAACGCTTGTATCTGGTCTTTAAGCAGCGTATGGACCGATTGCTTAATAGACTTCTGGATTTCTCTTGTACATAAAACTCTTAATTGTTTTTCTGTGCCCATCATAAGCAAAGCTCTTGCATAGTTCCAAGACTTACCTGACCCTCTCCCTCCATAAGCTACCTTATATCGGTGTGGTTCAAATAAAAACTTTAGCTTACTCGGAAACTTTTGGGTCGGCTGCATCAACAAATTCT